CACACATCGTAAATTCAATGGGCACCAACTCTTTAAAGACATACCCTTCGTTAAGAATCAAGTAAGTAACGACCCGAAAGAAACTGTCCGCACTGCCTGGACCCGTTATGCCAAACGCACACCGGTGTTTCGTGGTCGCAAATTGCGCATTACCACCGATAAGCTTATGCGCGGACTCTGCAAAGGGCTCTATGGTGACCCCCACAGCATCCATCGATTGCGCCGTGATCTTAAAACTGATCCTGCCGTTGTTCAACAACATTACATCGACTATCTTGTTGCATTCAACGAGAAACTTAAAAGCAACCCCATTTTGTATCAAGAAATCAATAATCCTATCGATTTGTATAATGAAACCCTGAACTTCGTAAATAAGAAGCAAGGGAAATACGATGAAAAAGATGATTGGGATACATCCGACAAAGTCGGTCAGGGTGTTGCTAGCATGTCCAAACGCGTCAATATGCTCATGTCTGCTTACGCTCGCACGTTACTTGATGCTTTCCGCCGCATTACAATATCACAAAGACGTAACATTATTTTCGCGACTCACGAATCCGACGAGAATATTGCAGATCAAATCACCGCTCAGTTAGCAGAACGTTGGAAGAAAGGCGAGAAATGGTTCCTGTGTGATGTATCCGAATGGGATGCGTCATTTCATGCTTCCATGGCTGGCCTAACCCGCGACCTATGCCTTATGATCGGTATGCCAACATCTATCGCTGAATGGTTTTTCCAATATCGCCTTCATTGGCGTATGGTTTACCATTCAAAAATGGGCAAAATGAAATTAGATGGGTATAGCAAACAATTTTCAGGCAATCCTTTCACCATCGCCGAAAATACATTATGTAATTTTGCCATGATTAATTACCTTTTTGATTTCACTGGGCATGTGTTATCACTGTTCAAAGGTGACGATTCTGCCGTATTGTGCCGTGATGCCATTATGACCACCGACGGATCTGATATGCTCAAGATCACGCAACATAAACTCAAAATGTCACAAACCGACGTCGGCGAATTCGCCGGCTTCTTCTTAACACCAATCGGTTTGTTTCCTGACGTCGTTCGACGCACTTGTAAATTTTTAGGCGCATTCTATCGTGATGAAGCTCATTTTAACGACTCTAAGAAAAACGTTACTAATGCGTGTACTGTTGTTAAAAATCAGGCACTCGTTGAGCTCGGATCCCTTTATGTTGCCAATCATTATCATGATCGTATAACAAAAGAAAATGCTAAAGCCTTATTTAATTTTTGTAAATATACTGCTGCTAATATACCTTGGTCAGACTTAACTGCTGTTTCTAAACCTATTCTCACAAATTAAATTAAATTAAATTATGACACTTGTAAATAATGTATATACCAGGGATCTTCTACCTACTCCCTTATCTTTCTATGTTTTAAAGCCACAAGTGCACCCTGAGACATATTTTTCACGATTTTCTGAAATCGCCACTTTATTTACATCCTATTTAAAATTATTCTAACCAACACCACCAACCACGTTAATTTATGGCCACTGCTGCTGCTAATTCTATCGACGTTGATTTGTTCCAACAAGTTTCTTCCAATGACACCGAAGTGCAAACTACCGCCAAACCGGCCGCTTCACCATCTGAGGCGTTCGTCCGTAAAACGTTGCACCCACCATCTGCCATTCCCAATTACGAAGGCTTACCTACCAACGACGCGCGAACTCAAGTTACCGTCGAATGGCGTGGAATTGACTTGCTCAACTTACCTCTTACCATCGAAACAGGTGCTGTCGCCCCTTTTGGTTATGCCTTCAACGAGTACGCCTTCCTTATTCCCAACGGGGGTCGCGTTAAGTATATCGCATTTGTGCGAGATCCTTCAACACTCCTCTGGTACCAAGACCTCGGAAATGTCGGCATTACCGATACCTATAACTGGAGCAACTGGTACTCTGATGCTAATTTATACCGCCAATCCTATCGTAGTACAACAACATACTTAAATGCCACCATGTTCAACAATGTGGGTATGGTTTCTTCTTGTCAGTTTAATCCCGCACTTCTTTTTGCGGGTTCCATACTTAGCATGGCTGAAAATAGGCCTGAACTGTTTCGGCGTGTACTGAAATCCTTTGTTCGTGACAAGCATATTTCTGTCGTTAAAGTCGGCAGAACTGACGATGATGACACCACTTGGATCCAATTACCTGCCCATGTTCGTTTGGATGTTACCGAAATGCTTGGTTTGAAGAAAGATGAGATCATCCATCTTGACCCAAATACCAGCTTCCAACTTATTAATTTCGGCAACTCTGGCGAAACATCTGGCGCCACTGAATCCTTCATACCAAGTATGTCGCAGATCATGCAACAATCACAACGTTCCTATACAGGTAAAGCCGTTGAAGGCACTTTTAATGTTCAACGACTAAACACCATCACACCACATTGGTGTTCTGCCATGAATACCAATGCTGGTTCCGGAGTCACGGTGGATAAGGGACTTTACAATTGCACCACCTATTGGATCGATAACTCGGGTGTCCCGCATCAAATTTCTCTCCTTGACTCTGCACCTGTAGGCACCCCATCCGCCAATGTTCCCATTCTTAAGGATACCTTATGGACTGAAGACATGACCTGGTCATGGATCCACTATAAAGGCCTCCAGCTCAATTCCACCGCGCCTGCTAGCATCCAATCTGAGATCATCGCCATTAAAACTTATATTGGCCTAGAGATTCAACCGACAGCAAGAAGCGCTTGGGCCGGTATGATGCGATTATCACCTAAACCTGATCTAGCCGCTATGCAGATGATGATGGATGGCTTCTATGACCTCAAAGACTCAATGCCAGCCAAATACAACTTCTGGGGCACCATCGGCAAAGTCGCTTTAAATGGTCTTAAGAAAGTTGGCGCTACCTTGCTCTCCGAACTCACTAGCGAAGTCACGGAGCGCCAGAAAAACGGCAACAAACCCGTCTCTCGCAACAAACAGGGTAAAGTCGTCACACAACTGAAGAAGCAAGTGCAACAACTACAAATCAAGGAAAAGAACACTAACAACAACGTCGCCAAACTACAACGCTCTAAGAGTGTTGGTTCACGCCCAGTTCGACCGCAGTGGGCCGAACCAAACGTTGTTCTCGCAGCACCACCCACAAAGACGCCTCGAAGAAGGCGCGTCAACCACAAACCTAAGCAGTAGGTTGACTCTCGCACCAGCAGCGATTATTATTGCTGGTTACGGTATGCACTGGACCCCGTATAAAACTAAATTAAGGTTTTTCCAGTTTCCTTATATAACACATTATAACTCCTGTAATAGTTTATTGTGTTCCCACGACGATGGGATTATATTTTCTTATTTACCAATCGTACGTTTTGTTAATATTTATTGC